GTCTTCTGATAATATTTTGCCCACCCAGGCTGTCAAGTCTGATGCCCCCGCCGCTGCCACGGCTGGGAAGAAGCGCCGCACACGTGCGCGCAAGCCCGCGAAAGACGTCGCGGGTTCTGGTGACGTCAAGCCAGCAGAGGTCCTCTCTGCGAAATTGCCGGAGCCTGCAGTGCCCCCCGTAGTCGAGGGTGGCGCACCTGCCTCCCAGGACACTGGTGAGGTCCTAACCAAGGAGGCGGATGCAGTAGGTTTAGTCGACCCCGCGACTGAAAGCGGGGACGTTGCCGACGAGGTGTCGGATGGGGGTGATGAAGTAGATGCGAAGCGGGTGCATGAAGTGTATTGGGAAAGTTGTCCCCATCAATTCATGTGGGTCGCTGTCGTTGGGCTTTTCTTCGTTGCCGCTAGCGTTGTGTTGGGACTGCTGGTTGACAGCCGGGGTGATTGGGTTCTCCCTGGTTGTGTGACCCAGTATTGCAGCCAACAGCCAGCGTGGGCTAGGTATGCGTTTGGTGATGCCGATAGTGTTTGTTTGACGTACAAACCAGCGGTGTCTGTGCACACCTATGTCCCATCGTTGGCATGTGGCATTGTGCGATACAAGCAGGTGCATGAAGTGCTTCACGGCTATCTACCAGGGTGGGTTGGTCGACGGTTGCGCTTCATCGACGTCCCCATGGTTAGGGGCGTTGGGCGCTGGTTGTCGTTGCTCAGGTGGAGCAGTCTGGTCACCGACGAGGAGTTGCTCGTTGGGTGGGATGTCTGCTTCGTATGGGTTTTCGGCGCCTGTTTGAGTTTGTTGGTGATAAGGTGGAAGGCGCAAGGTGTCATTGGGTGGGTGACTGACCGAGCGCGTTGGCTGGTGTACGGAGACGTTGTGAAACGGGGTAGGGTTGGTGCCCACCTCCGTGCGCGTGCCGAGAAGTTGGGTCTGGACCTAGAGTTGCTAAGTTATCTTAGCGGCTGTGTGTCATTCAAGCTTCGCGACTCGCGTACCGCATCGTCGTTGATGTCATCTGGTCGTGCTTGGGTAGCCAAGAACCGTAAGAAGTGGGACGAGCATAAGCAAACCACACAGTTGTCCGAGGCAGTCATTGAGGCTGTTGCGATCGGGACTGTGGAGGACACTGCTTTTCGTCTCTGGGGTACGGGGGTAGTCTATCGAGGTATTGCCAGGGCCACTGGTCTGGCTCGCGGTTTCCTTAATTGGGGCCGTGAGTTGGATCAATAGGCCGGGCCGGTCGCCGTGGGGGGGATTTGTGTCGGGGAGACTGCAGATCTACCAATTGATGAAGGGTGTAGCATCAGCAGGTTCCCTGAACCCCACGACGACCACCACAGAAAGTGTTTGGTTCGGGTCGCTTTACCCCTTATCCCGGGGGTTTTTCAACCGAGCGTGCACTACGACTGTGCACACAACCAAGTCAGAGCTGTCTTGGGTCGTGTGATAGGAGTGGTGCCAAAGCCTTCTGAGCCGGGCATAGCACGGTTAGAGAAGGTGGCCGCAAGGGTAGCAAGTCGTATTCCCAATTGTCCTCCCCAGGACATATACGACATGCCGGCTAGGTATGGCGGGGCGAAAGCCCAGCGGTACCTGGCAGCGGTGGAGAGATATTTGAAGTTCGGCGTCCGCACTGTTGACGCTGGCTGCACTATGTTCATCAAGCCTGACCGGTTTGATGGGTATGTCAAAATCAATCCTGACCCTCGCGCGATCCAGTTCCGTGGACCTGTTTTCTGTGTAGCCTTGGCGCAATTTTTGCAGCCGATTGAGCATCACATTTACATCATGGATGGGTTTAGCGCGGGCGTGCCGCCATCTCGAAACATTGCTAAGGGACTTAACCAATCGCAGCGCGCCGAGTTGCTTCATCGTAAGATGTCGCATTTCCGGAGGCCGGTAGTTTTGTCCCTTGACGGTTCCCGCTTTGATAAGCATATCGGAGTCAACCTATTGAAGGTCGAGCATTCAGTATACACCAGTGTACAGAGGGATCCCTTCTTTCGCAGATTGCTAAATATGCAGTTGATCAATAAGGTCACGTCCAAACTAGGCATTAAATATGTCTCCAAAGGGCGCCGTATGAGTGGTGACATGAATACGGCACTTGGGAATTGTTTGTTGATGTTAATTATGGTCTCTGCGTACTTAGAGTATATCGCCGTCCCTGTGTGGGATTGTTTGGATGACGGAGATGATTGCTTACTCATCGTGGAGGAACAAGTCCTGGCACTCATCGAGAGGACCGTACACGAGCATTTTCTCGAGTATGGGATGGAGATGAAGGTAGAGTGTGTAGCCCGCACTCTTTTTGGGGTGAGCTTCTGTCAGTCGTCGGTTGTAGAATATTCCGACGCCCGTTTCAAGTTTGTACGGGACTATAAGGCAGTCATCAGTAAGGCGCTCACCGGGATCCGTCATTGGCAGGATCCGAAGTACCGCATCAAGGTTCTCCGCGCAATAGGGCTGTGCGAGTTAGTGTTGAACCTAGGTGTGCCTGTGTTGCAAAGTTTCGCGTGCAGTGTTTTGCGAAATGTGGGTAGGCCAAAAGACCTACGCCTAGCCTCCGATGGGTTGAAGGCGCGCGTGAGCCGTGAGCTCCGTGCGCTGAACCTGAACCCGTGGGAGGTGCGTGCTCGTCCGATCAACGAGTGTGCAAGGCTGTCTTTCGCTTTGGCCTTCGATTGCCCAATCAGTGAGCAGCTCTATTTTGAGCGGTTCTTTGATGGCTGGATGTTCGATGTCAGTACCTTGACCTACTGGGGCGATGAGTGGGAAGTCCAGCGATGGCTTACCTATCAGAGCACCCATGAGGTTTACCCACTACGGCAAAATGCCGAAACTTGTAAGAAACAAGCCCAAGACGACGCCTGCCAAGCGTCGTTCAGCCCGGGGGGGCTCTAACCCCCAAAATGGCGGTGCTACACCCGCCTCAGCTGTCGCTGAACACGAGTCCATCCTAACCGGTTTGACAGACCCGTTTTCTGCAGAGGCTGCTTCTGCCCGATACCCTGACCAGGGTTCCGGCAAAACGCTCACCTGGACGCAAAAGTTTGAATCAACACTCAATACTGACGCGGCCGGTCATGCAGCGTTTACGCTCACTCCTAAACCCAACTTCCCCATGCTGACTTACACTAGCATGGCGTCGAATGTTGCCACCTGGCCCGCCACCTTTAACGCTGGTGGGTCAATGGCAACGTCTTTGATGGTTACGTACGGTGAGTACTTTCGCCCCACCAGTTATGGTGTCAGGATAGTCAACCTCCTTAGTGCAACCACTTCTGGAGGTCGTCTCATAATCTGTAAGGGCGGCCCCGCCGTTGTCTCTGGTACAACCACGTTCAACCCGAACAACTTCACCTCGTGGGATGCCCATCCCATGCTTCACGGTGGAGAGTGGCACACCACTGGACACCCTATGGGGGGTCGTTCTTATGATATGGAGAATATCGTGAACAACACCAACACCCAACAGGGTACTCCTAACTGGGAAAGTATTTACGTTGTAGTGCTAGGTAGCACCGCCTCGGTGGTTGCGCTCACTATTGAGGTCACTCTCAATTATGAGTACACCGTTGCCGAAGATGCACCGATTGCACAGTTAGCGCTCAAGCAGCCTACATTCTCTGCACCCCTGATTACCGCCATCAACGAAGTTCAGGGGTCTCATCCCCCATCCCATAAGGGACCGCAGAGTGTTGTCCGCGCCTTCATTAAGAAGGAGGGCAAGAAAGCACTGTTAAAGCATGTGTTGCCGTTCGTGGCGAAACGAGCGGTATTGGCTTTGGCTTAGTGCGGCGATAGCGTCTAGCAGACGTAAATTGCGAGGCTGGTAACCTTGAACAACCGTGTGACAACTACACTTGGGGTATGTATCACCGAGGGAATTTCGTGAGGTTAGTACCACATAGGAATAGAAGAGCAACATCCGTAAACGCATTGGAGGTAGGAGCTCGTGGAGGGTAGGTCCTTAAATGAGACCGAGAGCAAGCGATGTCTAAACGAAACCGATGCCCGGGTGCTTCTTGACCGAAGTGGGACCGCCAAGCGTTAGGGCCCCTTTGTGAAATATTGAGTCCCCACACGACACTGAGTGTGTCGTTTGGCGTTTCCTGGCAGGGACTGCGCTACACCACAACAGAATCACACCAACTTCTACAAGAGTATGCTTAATCGGGTTAACCGGATTGGCGCGCATACTATCCACCAAACGTTAAATTATGC